TGAGTGCTTGTCCCTATCGCAGTGGATGGCTCCCCTGGATTTATTATTGAACCAACGTTATCATCGTATTTGTTCTGTCCATATAAAGGATTTTTTGCCATTTTATCCCTCCTTATGACCAGTAAGCGTGAGCTTCAGGCATTTGCCATTCCATCCCAGCTTCTGTTTGGATTAAGTCAACCCGACGGTCAACGCCACTATTCTCTAAGGTTTGAACACCAACATAGATTGCAGTATCTCGATTCAAGCCATTACCAACAAGAGGTCTGTAAGCACAGTATCTCATGTTAACGGCAAGAAGTTTGATAGCATGTCCATCTAGGTGAACATTACGAGCTACATTCATATCACCGTAAGGTGTAGAAATAGTAGTAATGTCAACTCCAAATACCTTCTTTTTACCAGTCATAGATATGTCTGATCTGAGATTCGGAGATACTTCAAGGTTGTTTGAGAAATAACCACTTAGTTTATGTAACCAGTTATAAGTTGCAGTATCGCAGAAAAACATCGTTGCGTTTGCATTGTTATAACGGGGGTCTAAGAAGTTACTCATATCATCCAAGAAATCATCCTGTGTTTTGCTCGCGTGTGTCAAGCTAAACACATTACCGTAACTTGAAATGTAATCGACAGCTCCTTGAGTATACCACTCATCGCTTGAATCATATTGAGCACCGAACAAACAACTTTGTTCAATATCCCATTTATGTTCAATCAATTTCTCACGCCAAACACGCGCCCATTCACTAGAATCATACTTTAGCACGGTAGCACGAGTTGTGTTATCCATTGCCATAGCAGTCTTCCAGATTTGAGTACGTCCATATCCAGTCGAGAAAGGTTGATCTTTCCATGTTTCTGGATATCCTGATCCTTGACTGTGAGCAGTACCAACTACATAGCACCTTTTTGGTTCTAGGTAAGCTGATATTGATTTACCAGATATATCAATCGCGTCAAGAGCATTATTGTATGCAGAATAGGAAGCAAGCTCAAAAGTACTTGTTCCACCGCCTTTTCTAACAACTTTGCATTTTAGATTAGCAGCTGTAGATAAGGTGTCTGTATCAACTTCCATAATTTTTACAACTAAGTAATCACTAGGACTTGAAGCAGTACTTGCGGATGAATCATCCCATGATCCAGCTGTGACGCCAGTCATGTATGGGATTCTTAACATCTGATCTGGTAAGAAAAAACCAGGTTGTGTGCCTGAATCTCCTACTGAGATTTCAGTGCCAGATTGACCAAAAACATTTCCAGTATTCCCAGAACTGTTATAGTCAGTTGCCATTGTGAAGTAGTAAATATCGCCTTGATCAACATTACCATGAGTAACAGAAGCGTCACTGCCAGTAATAGCTGAGGGAGCGGTTGTACCATGATTTACTACATAGGCATATCGCTTATGAAAGGATGGTCTCCTTTCCGTGAACTTAAACTCTGGGTCATCTGTTGGTTTCTTCGTAAGCTTAGACATTAATCTGAAGAAAGGGTCTTGAGCTATCGCTAACTCAGATACTCTATCTCCAAAAGCAAATTTCCTACGAAGTAGACCAGTATTGAGGTCTTGCCCGTATAAGGGCTGTCCAGTGGAACCACCAGACGAGACATCACCAGTTGACTCAAGTGTAAATAAGTCAGCCATTTAGTTTACCTCTTTATTTTAGAGTTAAAGCATCTGGCTTATAAGTCTTTTGTTCAGCTTATATTAACCAAATGCATTTTCAAGATTCTTGTCAATCCCCAAAATGGCATCAAACAGATCATTGTCTGGGTCTTCTTGAGCTACAGCAGAACCAACGGATGCAAGCGATTGAGGCTTAGTCTGAGCTTTTTTAATATGCTCAGAAGCCTTTTCAGTTACACCAGCAACTCTAGGCTCAATAGGAGCATTTTCATCTCGTTGTTTTAGATATAAAATATCATCAAGAGATAAAGGTCTAGAATCTGCGTACTCTTTAAACTGTTCCCATTGATCGTTATTTAAATTATGCTTTTGTTTAAAAGCATCTACTTCAGAATCTACTCTGGCTTCTTCTTTCTGTTTACCAAGTTCATTCTGGAGTCTTTTTTGAACAACTTTATCAATAGTTGAGTTCAAGACCTTTGCTGAATCACTATTTGTATCTGATACTGCTTCATCTGCGTCAAAGATAAAATCTTCTGGCAAATCAAGGTTCTCAGTAACACTTTGAGGGGTTTGACCTCCGCCCTCGAAATAACCTCTCACATGATTGATTAAATCGGGGTCTTTTCGCATTTCGTCAAGAATAGGTAAATATGGTTCCAGTTCCTTCAGACGGGTGTTAAGCCGTTTTCCTTCTTTACTAGAATCAGAATACCTTTTTTTAAGAGTCTCGACATCCTCTTGCTGAACTTCACTAACAACTTTTTCTGTGTTATCAGTTAAAATTTGTGAAGAATCATCACTTTCAAGAATACCTCCGTTTACTTCCCCATCTAACTGGGAAAAGAAATCGGAAGAATCTGGTGTACTTACAACACTGGGGGCTTCTTGTGAAGCGTTGCCTTGTTCTTGCGCCATCAGTTTATTCCTTGTTTATTATTTAAATTTATCACTTTGCCCTATTATCTTCCAATTCTTTTTCTGTTTTCTTTTTTAAGTCATCTTGCATCAATTTTCTATAGTATTTCTGTTGAGCCTCTGTCTCAAGTACATCCTTTTTGACCTCGTTAGAGCCGACATCTACCTGATGCCTTATACCAGCTTGTACTAATTGACGTTTTAATGTTTCATTCTCGCCAGCTGTATCTTTCATCTGAGACTGTAAGGCTTCAATCTGCTGCTGCAGTTGAGCATATAATGATTTTCTCTCAAGTATTTGTTCTTTTCCACGAACATCAGTTTCAGCCAACATAGCAACATCATCAATAAGACCAGCCTGAAACCATCTGAAATACTCTTCAAGCAATGCCCATCTATTTAAAGGCATGACAGCCCCAGCAACTATTCTTACATCAAATCTTGAAGATGCATAGTCATTCCAGAGTTGTACTTGTTCTCCATAATCATTATATATAGGGATATTAATTCTTGTTTCTTTTTCATCATAGTCGCCAGATGTATTTGGCTGTACAATCCTAAATATTTTATCAATTCTATAGTGGGCTTGAGAATGTTGTTTAAATAACTCACCTGTATGCTCTAATGCAGGTTCTAAGACACTATTCATCCATGCTTTAATTCTCCGTGTACCAAATTCATCATTAGCAAGCAACCCCCTATATGTTTCAGTTTGCTCTTGAGCAAAACCCATCATAGAACTTGGAATACCAGCTATATATTCCATATCGGATTTACCTTCTTGAGTCACTGTAAAGAATGCGTTGTTAATTGGAGCTGGCAATACTGGTGTAGGAGGAGTGAAGCCAGGTCGATATTTTAATAAAGCACCTGGGGCAGATGAATATTGTTCCCATTCATCCTCTGGGACACTCCCCTCTTCATACAACCATCTAAGATTAGAAGCAAGGTTAGCATTATGAAGCATTACTTGGTGTGATTTATTTACCTCCTGCTGCTTGCCGACCATAGGAATTACAGCTGACATTGGATATGGCGTGCCAGTATATAAGTAGGGGACTGGAATTATTGGGAAATCTGTAATTGGGAGAACATACTCATATAAAGTTATATCTTTCCCAAGAGTACAGCTTACCTGTACCCTTCGTTCATGAAACTTAGAAGCATCTATAATAGTCTGCGCAATACTCTCATCTTCTATTAGTATCTTATATTCTTCTTCTGTTACTACTTGAGATTTTGTCCTATTCAATTCTTCCTGAGTTGCATAATCAATTTCAGCTTTCTTCCTCTCGATACCGTATTCTAGAGCTTTCTCAGCTTTTTCTATTTCAAGCACTGCCCTTTCTTCAATAATCTCACCAGCTTCCAATTGACGCTCTATCATAACAATTGCTTCTTTTGTCGCTACCTGAGATTCCCCTATAAAATCTTTTAAATTTTGTTTAGCAACCATTTGGACATTTTCTAAGTCTTCTGGACTTGGATGCAGTTGAATAGTTAAATTATAAAAAGGAACTCTTATTTTTTCATAACATTCATAATAATCAATAATACTATCTTTTTCACCCTGATCATCAACAGATGTAGAAATATCTTCACGAATAATAGCATCTGACTCATCTCTATTTGATCTTGAATAAGTTTCTGTCATTCCCTGTTCTGTTGCCCTGTTAATTTTTCTAATATGTTCAGGGAACATCTGCTTTAATTGATTCCTAGTTACTCTCTTTTTTACAATAATAAAAGAGGCATCCCTCATAAGAAAATCAGTACTCATTGGGTCTGGGAAAACATCATAAGGGTCTATTCTTTTAAATATCACATCTCCTTTTCCATTATCAAGATTCATGTCAACATCTATAAAGAAATAACCAACACCTTTAGCAAGAGAATCTAAGATTACACTTCCATACACAGCTTTCCCATTAGAAATACTCCAGCAATAATCAGATATATCACTATGAATTTGAGCTATATTTGTATCACTTCCATCAACAGCAACTGCTTTCCATCTGGGATTATTAGCAGTTACGAAATATTTCATCGTTTCAATAATAGGAGTTATCCTATTTATTTGAAATGTGGGCATCCCAGCCTCTTCTAAAGCCGATTGTTCCCTATCTGTTAATTGGTCATTAAGATAAAAATCATATCCCTTTTGACTATCAGACTGCCACTTAATTCTTTCAGAAGAATTAGCAGACTTCCACATATTGTATATTCTTTCGCTTGTTTTAACTCTAGCCATTATTTCTTCTCACATTTAAAGGAATTAAGCAACTACCCAGGGTCTAGCTTTTCTTTTAGGTTTTACCCACCTTCTTTCCTTTCCTTCACCTTTTTGCTTCATATTTGGAGGAAAAGCGTGCAAAAGTGCATAGAAAAGCGTCTCAATGGTATCATCATGTGCCATTTTTGAACCAAAAGTAACGATTTCGTGTGTTAAATCGAACATATTGTCTCTTAAATATACTGTTCCTGTGCTAAACCTACCAGATAAACCCGAATATATCTTATTTCTCTTCTCTCTTCCCCCTGGTTTCTCAGGTATTACAGCAATATCAAACTTATTTTCTATCCTGCGGCGTTCATTTAATGACTGAAACACCGATCTGTTCATAGCAACATCTTCTACCGTACTAGATGTACAATGGTATTTCTCATGTAATTCCATTATATAATCAACAACACCTTTCTTCCCAGTGAGCTTATCATCAACTCCCCTAGCTCCTACAGTTGGTATAGACCTGTGCCGCTCATATTCTAATACATATGCATTATTATTATTGTCAATAGCAACAGCCATTATAACAGAAAAATCAGAATTTCTTGTATCTATATCAGTTGCTGGATCACAACCAAGAAAAGTATTACATGGGACTTTCTCTCCATCAATAACAAGATAATTTATATCATCCTCATTCACATAATACCCTTCCCAATGTTTGATGTATTTCTGCCCCCATAAAGCATCCTCTTCATTTTGCACCTCTAATTCATATTCTTGATAGTAACCCTGACTCCTGCCTGCTTCCTCATATTCCCTCTTAATTTTATCTAACTTCTTCTTAGGCATATAAGAATCCCACAAAACACCGCCTTTCATCTCGGGCTGAGTAGACTTATATGTAATTACATCCCATGTATATTGAGATTTATTATCTGACTTTTCATAACCATCTAAAATATTCTGACATAAACTATCATAGTGAACTGGAGTCCCTGCAAATATGAGCCTGCCGCTATTTACATCTAAAGCAGGTCTTACACCATTATATACAATATTCTTAATCTTCTCCCTGGCATCTTGTGTAACTGTATTCGTTTCACTCTCAGTATCATCCAAAGCAACAATATCATACCTTTTTCCTAAATAGTTCTCACCACGAACACTAGAAAGATTTGAACGGCTTATAAGTTTTGCATTCGTACTTGTAACAATATCTGTCTCTGTCCATTTATCTCCAACAATATCTCCAAAATAATACTTAATCATATCATTATTTTGAAAATGCTGTTTAATATACTGAAGATTTAATATTGATTTACGATGATTGTCAGAAACCCATCCCATAAATAAAAAATCATCCTGAGGCTTAAAAAGAATCTTGTGCATAAGAAAAGTCTTAAATAACTGGGTCTTGGCACTGCCCCTCGGGAGAATCAAAGCAAGCGACCTATTAGTATTTTCTAAAAGAGCATCTGCTATCTCATAATGAAACTGAGGAGATTCAGACTTACCAAAATCACCTGGTAAAAATAATTTACCAAATGCAATTAAATCATGCCTGGCAATATCAAGAACTTTATTTGCCTTTGAGACATTATTTAAATTAATGTTTACTTCTTGCTTCTCTTCCATGTTAAAAAATCTGCAGCTTCATATGGATTAAATATTGTTGTAATTAGCCTATTATCATCATCTTCATACCGTGGATCAATAATAGTAACTGGGCAATTAAATATATTCCTATCATCTAACCCCATCTTTTCAGCATATGCATCCATTATCTTAAAAGAACCTACCTGCAAAGCATGACTAATAAGCCCACTCGCTGGGTCTTTCAATACTTGATATCCAGATACATGAATATGTCCACAAGTCAGTATATGGTCTTTCCAACCCATTTGAGCCGCTTTGGCTACACCATGTGCTGTGTTCCACATAGAAAATCCTTTAAACATATGTCGGGCATTAACCCTTACTTCCTTACCATTTGGGAATTTAAGGTTCATCCTTGCTCCCCATCTTTCAAATAGACCTTGATGATCTCTCATTATAAATTCAAGAGGGTCACCATCCCCTGTCCATACATCATGATTACCTGCTATTAAGTACAGCCACGGTACTGAATTGACAAAATGTTCTGTCAATCTCCATGATTCTTTAGCTGACATCGACTGCTGCCCGTATAAAAACGATAATCTTCCTACCCAATTATTCTGTACATCTCCAAGATTGCCTGCAAACATCCCTTCTGTTTTATTAATCAAATTACATAGCTTATATATACTTGCTATATCAGTACCATCATCATCAACATGAGGATCGCCAAAGTGACATATGCCGACTGGACCATTAATCTCCATGTTTATCGTTATTAACTGCTTACCTACTCTTGATTTATATTTTATTTCATATTTTCTTTCACGCTCTTCAATTAATGAACTTATTGGCAAATGCTCTGGGTCCATGTTCTCAACAGAAAACAATGACTTCTCTATTATATATGGAGCTATTGTCTTTCTACCGCATGCATTGCAAAACCATCTTTGTCTTTTCTTTCCGCCCTTCCAATACTGCCAGCCATCTTTTCTTAGAGACTTTGCTCTACAATGAGGACATACTATGCTATTATCATCAGCATCTTTAATATACATATGCTACTTCTCCTCAGATTTATCAGCTATTTCTTTAGTCGGCTGCCTTATTACTTCCTTTAGTTGGTCTTGAGAAAATCCTGCAAAAAATCCTACAGCAGAATTATTCTTCTTTATATTAGATGATGTACCTATAATCTTCCCCAATTCTTTTGCAGACTGTAAAACAATATTATCATCTGGGCTGCTGTCTGCTAACATCTTTAATCTACTTAACACATATTCATGATCTATGCCCATACCCTTAGCAATATCATTTACGCCTCTTTCTATTTCATCCATTACACGCTCCTGCTTTAATAGTAAAACTGCTTTATTCTTCGCTTTTTGAAAATCTTCAGTCCCATATACATTCTTTACAGCATCAACCGCTGGCTGACCCGTCATCACCTGAGTAGCAAACATCTGCTCTTTCTTTGTTATTTTTTTTCTGGAATTAAAATTACCGTTTGAATCAGATAACTTCTTTGAAAATGTATATCTGTTGGGATGTTGGTTAAAATCTGTATCCATATAAGATTTGTCATTTAATAAAAAACTACCAACAATTGTCCTAACATAACAACTATTTGATTTGTAATTATCACTGTCTTTAGGATGACTTATATTCCCCCTCTTTAATATCTGTACTATACCACCATCATCAGCTTCAACCCAATCACCATCCTGAGGGTCTTCCTTCCAATACTTTATTTCTGAATTATTATGCAGTCTAAATTCACTAGAATCATTATAGACAAAATGCTCTATTTCTTTAATTTTTCTAGACTCGATAATACATCCCCTTCTGCTGTCTTCTTGTCATGTAAAACTTCTGCCAATCCCTTGATTAAAGTATTCACTTCTTTAGGAATGACGTACACAATACCATCTATCTCTATAGGAATATAATCAGATGCTAGTCCTGACAAAATAAATTCCTGACCCTGCTGAGGAAGATGCTGCAATTCTGTTATTAATTTACCCATGTTATAAGTTAGATACTTCTGTTTTAATGTACTACAGTTAAATTACTGTAATTCTATATATATTATCTATTTCCCCGCCCGCACCTCCTTGAAATTAGATACGAAGTCAAGTGAAATACTATGAAAATTTTCCAAAAAAATAGGGTCAAAATGCAGCGGAGGCTATACTTACACCCCATACCCTTAAAATGGTTTTTTTTAATTAACTAAAGGAGTTAGAGATGACTTTTGAAATTAAGAGAATGGTCAAGACTATTATTCGTGTTGATGGTCAAGAGATGACGGTATCAGAACCTGTATGGTTTGAGATTCACGTCAACCTTGACACAGCCGAGGCGTGGTTTGTGGGTGCCAACAAGACACCTTACGCCATTTCAGCAGAGATGTTGGAAGTTCTAAAGGAGTCTGCTTAACAGCAGACCCCTTTGGGGTTGGTTTGGCTATATACCCAGGTTTGCTAGACCCTGAGAAAACTAGCAAAGATTTATTAATAGGGAGGGGGATGGTTCACCGATAAGACGGTGTATAACCAAATGTCTACATTCTTCATACGGCTACCATCTATGCCCTATTCATTTTAAAGATTTCTTTCATAACGTGGGTAATAACAGGGAGGTTATATTGAGTTTACACTTTGCCCCGAAGGAGAAGTTGTGGTTTGTGTTGTTAGATGGCACAAATACGGTATTGTTTTACTCTGTGTTTAAGGCACAGTGTGTTGAATGGATGGAACAACGATCCTAACGTCACCTGGGTAAGTGATAAACTGCCCAAAGATTTAAATAATGGGGATTTTGGATGGACTCGGTACCAGAGAAGATTCAATGTTCTTAGTCAATGGGAAGTCGCACTTCCTGTCTAAGAACTATCCCCATAAACATGAACGGTGGCGGCTGAATATTTTAATAACAAAGGGAGTAACACATGGATATAATAGCATATTTGATAGCAATATTTGTTTATGTATCATTTGGAATATTTGTGATACAACTGTGGAAAGATAGATCAATTTGGAAATAATAACAGGGAGTAAAACATGATAAAAATACATGATATATTTGTATTGCTTAACACTAAGCGAAAGCACCAGGAATGGATAATGGCTAATTTGAAGAATGAAATATCATTTAATGATATGGTATCATTTATCACTGCTGTAATAAGTGCAAATGATCATGCCAATATGGGTAGTGATAAGGAATATGATAGTTTTCCTTACATTGAATTGCTTGACACAGTTAATGCAATAATAGCCATAGCAAGAGTTCGTGATATGAACTTGATTGATAGATAATAATGGCAAGGGGAAAGCCAGTAATTTCCCCAAAGATTTGTCTTAATCAGACATTAAATGATTCGGGAGCATATTCTCGTTAGATAAACCTAGTAATAGGGATAAAGTCGAAACATTTAGGTAATGTAGTAGGCGACATCTTAGGGTGTTTGAGTATGCAAGTGCATAATGTAATGTGCCTGCGTAAGTCCTTTTGGCAGCGTATGGTATATTATCTTGGCTTGGAAGTGTCAAGTGAGTAGGAAACTACAATAAGGAAATGCATAGAATATGAGGAAAGTCCAACAGCTGCCCTTGTATTTAGTCCCTCATGCTGAATCTTCACCGTAAGGAAAGATATACAGATAAGGATGACCATGTAACCTCTGGTGTGTTGACTGGAGAACATAGGAATGTCCCGTAGAATTGTGTTCTGAAAGGAATATAGCTGCAATTCCGAGCGGATATTTCACCTTCCATGCCTATCTAAACGCTGGTTTACCCCGGCGTTGTTTAACCTAAAAACAAACAGAAAAGCAAAAGTCTCGGAACGTGCAAGTCATAGGACACTTGACCCTTGAAATACTAGGGTGCGTGTTGCTCGCAAGGCAACATGAGCATGGTGAAAAGTCAGGTCTGATTCATAATCAGTTAGGCGGGAGGCATCCCAGCACTGAACCTATTAGCTGTGGAGATAACTTGTATCGTAAGGGGTGATGAGTCTAACTCATTGTGTTCGCAGGGTACTGATTGCAAAATCAGTGGATAAAAGAAATAAAAAATAAGTTTCTCAAAGACCTGTATTATCATCTTTAGTCTCAGGATGATTAATTTTATTAAATAATAAATTAAGGATTATAAAATAATGAAATATCCAATTGATACATCACCAATACAACATGCTCGTAATATGCCTTGTGCTTATCATACAGATAAAACATTTGCTATATTAAGGGCATATCATGATTATTGTATGGAATCATGGATATATAGATTATTTGTGAAATTAGGATTGAGAAATAACGATTGGTATTCACAATAGGCTATGGTGGCACGTGCATGGTTACCAGGCATGGTCGCATTGCTAAGAGATGATCTTTAGCACATCATTGTTCAAGCAAAGGTAAATACCGTTGTAACTATCCATAGCCTAATAATTGTACTCCCTGACGTACACGCTAAAGCTGGAATACAGCACCCTGTTAGTGAGCTTTCCACAAAGCTTTAATTGTGGTTCCAGCATAATTTAAAATTGGAGAATAAAAATGACTGTAATAAAACTTAGAAAAGGTGTAAAAGACCTAAGAGATTTCATTAAAAAAGCATCAAAATATATGCCAGATAAAAATAATAGAGGATTTGTAGATGGTATGTGTTATTTGAATGATATACTAGATGGCATTGATGATATGATGAAATATGTAGATGACCCGATGCTTAACTACTATAAGAAGAAAAAACTTGAAGAACTTGAAACTCAAATAGACTGTTTCATTGAATCACAAATGAGACCATGGAAATAAAAGGAGAACTAAAAATGACCTTAACAGAAAATGAGAAAGTAATTATACATCTTGCCATTTTTGAACTTGGCAGTATGATAATTAAATTAGGCATAAGACTGGATAGACATGATTTATTAGGAGATAATGAAGAGGATAACATAAAAAGCAATCTTGCTCAAGTTACACATTTAATATCTGTTATTATAAATGCAAGTCAATCTGAAATTACTAAAGCAATGGAAATACATACCAAGACACTTGAAATAGATGGTTCTTTTATGGATATAATAAGAGAAGAAATCGCAGTGTCATAAAAGTCAGGGAGTCAAAAATTGAAACCAATAAAAACCAAACCAAAACCTCTCAGTTATGTACTGAAAAACTTGAACATAAAAGAAATAATGGATAAATATCCAGATAAAGTTGTCAAAGTTTATAGCGAGGGAAAACATGCAATATTACAGTTAAGTAATATGAGAATAAAATTTCTCAATAGAAAAAAAGGAGAAAATAATGAGAAAAGATAAAAGAGTAAAAACACCTCAACAATGGGAGTCATATGATTACGAAAAATTCCAATTTATTGGGGCTAACAGAGAACTTAGTGAACATCATGTTCAAGAAGTTATGGATGAGATAACAAATAAAAATCTTAGCGAAGAAAATCCAGTTAAAGTAAATCAGAAGTTTGAAATAATGGAAGGGCAGCATACTGTTGTTGCTTATGAAAGATTGGAACAGCCAGTACGATACATATTTTCAAGAATGACAATTGATGATATAGGCAGATATAATAGTAGTCAGAAAACATGGACTTCTCAAGATGTGCTTAATCATTACTGTGTTCGTGGATTTGAAGATTATACAATACTGTATGGTTTTTACAAAAAATACCATTATCCAATTTCAACTTTGTTGGTGTTGCTGTCTGGTGAACATACAAAGCAGTTGTATAAGGATTTTAAACTTGGTTATTTCAAGGTAAAGCAAAGTATAAGTCAAGTACAGGAAATTCTTGATAAGATTACTGAGTTTAAACAGTTTGACAATAAAATATTTAGGCATAGAACTTTTGTGCTTACATATATTGATTGTTTAACTCATCCTGATTTCGATCATGATAAACTTGTTCACAAAGTAAGTGTTAAACCAGAGTCATTTGTAAAATGTGAATCACAAGTAGATTATCTTCGGATGATTGAAGACCTTTACAATTACAGAAATCAAGACCAAATAAGACTGTATTAGGAGGATTTATGGGATATGATCTATATGGGTTGAATCCAAATAACCCTAATAATACTGTCAAGCCTGAACATTTTGATTGGAATGATCCAAGTGTTACTGATGAAGTAAAGGATAAATACTATGACGAACTTAGAAAATATGAATCAGAAGTAGTTGGTTCATATTTCAGGTCTAATGTCTGGTATTGGAGACCGTTATGGAATTTTGTAACAGCTGGCTGTAGTGATATTTTGTCTGAAAAAGATATTGAAGGTGGATGTGAAAATGGTGGACATAGAATATCTAAGACAAAATCTAAAAGAATGGCATCCAGAATAAGAAACCTTATAAAAATTGGAGCTGCTGAATCTTTTGAAGAGCTAACTAATGCAACAATGGAAAAAGCTAGAGAACACAATAAAAATGTTGACAGAGAAATGCAGGTTCTTAGAGAAGAAGTAGCAATGAATTGTGGAGAAGGACTGGTTCCAAGAGATTATCCAGAACCATTTAAAAGTAAATGGGATAAGATACAATCTAAAAGGAATTGGTCTGATTCATATCCATTTAGTGCTGAATTTCTTAATGAATTTGCTTCATTCTGTGATCAAAGTGGAGGATTTGAAATATGCTGACTAAACACTTAGAACAAAGAGTAAAGAGATTGCTGTCTGATGATGAAAAGTATCAAAAATCTGATTTAGCTTTAATGTCAAGAATATGGTATGATGATCTAAATAGGATTTTCTATGATTCAATAGAAGACGTTAGCGCAATAAAGTTTCTTGATTTACTTAGAAGTGGCGATTTGACAAAATCAGAATCAGTAATAAGATGTAGGAGAAAATTACAACAAAAATATCCTCATCTTCGTGATGATACTGTTTACAAAGGTCGCAAAGATAAAGAAGTAAAAATGAGAAAAACTGCTCAATGGTATTAACAACTGATTGCCCCTAAGTTTAATTATATGTAAATTTAGGGGCATCACAATGGGAGGAAAGATGTTAAAAATAGAATCTATTTATGCTGATTATTTAAATAAAAAACAAGAAAATTATAAAGAAAAATATAAAGGTTACGAAGATTGGTATTCTGCTTCTCAAGCAGGTTCATGTTTTAAAAAATTAGTATTAAAACGTGAAGGTAAAGAAGGACCAGCTATGGAAGATAGGGTTATGAGACTGTTAAGACTCGGAACCATAGTTCATAGTGACATAGAGAAATCAATAAAAAATTATATGGATGATCCAGATTCTGAGTATAGCAAATTAAATGGAACGATACACACAGAAAGAAGAGTAGAAATACCAGAGTTTAAAGTTTTAGGACACCTTGACATAGCAATACATAATACTAAATTTGGATTTGCTAAAATTATAGATGTAAAAACTTGTGGCAGTTATCCGTGGAAAATGAAATTTGGAAGAAAGCCTGATCCTAATGCTAACACAAATTACAACTTACAAGTATCAACATATTCATATGCTTTTGCAGAAGAAAATAATATATATCTTGATGACATAGAAATGTCTCTGTTTTGGTATAATAAAGATACAAGTGCTGTAAAAGAAGTAACGGTTGACAATTCATGGATAGAAAAAGCACTGGAATATTGGGAAGATTTAAGAGAATATAGTAATGGTGCAACATCAGATGATTTAGAAGTTGGCAGTTATGGAGTCCCGATGGCTAATTGGGAATGCAGATATTGCTCTTTTAAAGACATACACTGTAAGGGGATTTAATATGATAATAATTAACATTGCAGAATGGATTGTAAATATATTTATTCTTGGTTCTGCTGTTTTAATGTGGACTATTGCTTTACTAATTATAACAATGCTCTCTTCAATTTTTGCACAATATATAAAAAGAAGGATAAACAATGTCAGAAACAATGATGACTCTTAATGAGGGAAACTTGTCTTTGGATAATCTAAGAATAACACTAAGTAAAATAACAAAACAACATAAGAAAATTGGAAAAATAGAAACACCTAAAGGATTAATAAAGAAAAAGCAAGGTTTTGATTATGTTGAACTTAGCTATATGAAAAATATTGCAAATGAGCAATTTCCAGGATGGTCTTGGACAATTGTAAACTCAGAAGCATTAGGTAGCAACGCATATGTAGTACATGGCAGATTAAAATGGTTTGATAATGGTGTATGGCGAGAAGGAGATATGGTAGCTGCTCATAGAATACAAACTAAAAGAGATAGTAATGAATTTGTAGATATTGGCAATGATATTAAATCAGCAAATACAGATTGTATGAAAAAAGCTCTTAATGTTTATATGGATATAGCAGCAGATGTATATAGAAGTGAAGACCCTGCACTGGATGATGAACAATATGAAAAACTAATGAAAACATCTAAAAAGATAGGTATAGATACACAATTAGTTATATCTAAAAAAATAGATAATGGTGAAATAAATGCAAATAACTACAAAGCGAGTTTAGCAAAACTTGAAAGGATGGCAAAATGAATCGTTTTGAATCAATGGATGGAGGATTGCTTGTAAAAGGAGTTGAATATTCAGTAGGCACAAGTGATGGAAAAATATTCAATAAAATTGTTTACAAAGGGACTAAAAACTTTGGTGGTAAAAACATGATGTGTTTTGAAACTGAGAATAAGAGTCAAGTAACAATTAATCCAAGTTATAATTCATTCACAATAGAAGAAAATGGGCAGTTTCCTATGCCTGAAGACCTAAATCAAAAAGGAGAATAAAATGGGAAAATTAACAGTAGCCGAAACTGAAGCACTTCAAAAAGCAGGTGTGTTGTCAAAAAAAGCAGTTACAGAAATGCAAGATAAGGGATTGGTATCTACGAGACGTAGAAACAATAAACGATACATTAAAACTGCAAATGGCAATCTTGTTTCACCTCAACTTTATTTTCAAGGAATTGGAAAAGATAAGTATAGTAGTGAAATGACAGAGCTTAAAGAGAAGTTTAATTCTTTAGTTTCAAAGTACACAACAACAGAAAACAATAAATAAAAAGGAGATTGATTAAATGATTGAATTAGCAGATACTACATATAATGAAGAAAGAGATGGCATAATACCTATAGTAGCAGGTACTTATCCAGCTCATGTAGCAGGTCTTGAAGGTAAAGAACTGACTACAAAAGCAGGTGAACAGAAAGTTTTTAATGTAACTTTCTTAATAGCTGAAGAGGCTGGTAAAACACACGTTCCTAAAATGGTTAAAAACGGAGATGGTCAATTGTCTCAATCGACTGATGATGATGGTGAACTTGTGACTATATCTGGATCATTTATGGTAGGTAAGAGATTCAGTTCTACTGGTATTTGGTTAACTCCAAATCCAGCAGCTGGTGAAGGTTGGAAGAACCGTAAATATAAAGAGTTCTTTGAAAGTCTTGGTGTCGTTTTTCCTGAAAATGATAACGGTGATACTGTTCTCGCTGAAATTGAAGAAAGTGATATTATAGGTCATCCTTGTTTCATTAAATTGGGTCAAGAACATTATACAAAAGATGGAGAAGAACGATATGTGTGGAAAGCTTTCGATGCTTTTACTTGGTCAGATGGTGAAATACTGTCAGAAGATGAAGTAGTAGCAGACGATTTACCCTTCTAACATACCGCATCCTAATAAAGAGAGAGTTTGTTTCAATTTCCTGAAAGGGATTAAAAATCAACCTTGTTGATAGGTTGTTCTCTCTCTTTTAAAATTAGGCTGGACAAATTGGTTGTTGTAGATAAAATTTACCCGAGATTATTCTACAAAATACAAAACGTCTAGCCTAAAAATTTTGGGGATAAAGTGCTTGAAAAATTAATAATAACATAGTATGTGATTGAGGTTTTTCTAAAGGTCTGGCAAATGAAATAGGATCGGCTCAGGAGAAAGCTGCCTGATCCCCTAATTAAAAAGGAGTAAAAAATGTTTAAACATTATTGGGAATCAATGTTAGAGAACACAGCACCATTTATGCTTGCATGGGAAGCATATGTATTTTTTATGTTGTGTTTTTTTATAAGTATTGCCTATAGGCTTAATAGAGTTGAAAATAAAATAGATAAAATGATTGAGGAATATTCAGATTTATTAGAGTATATATATGAAGAAGAAGAAAAAAAATGATTTATGAGACTAACACCTAGAAAAATAAAAAATCTTACTATAAAAGCCTTAAAAAACAAGCCAGAATGGAAACCACCGCCAGGGTATAAATATTTAAAAGACTTAGAACCTGGATCGCTATTTCAGGTAGGGACTACAAGGGGAATATTAATTGAATGCGATATAAATGCCAGAGTTATAATAACAGAAACAGTAGAAGATGATAAAACATTACTTGGTAAAAAACTCATCTCTGCACAGACCGAAGTAAAGGAGTTATAAATGCCTACACCTTTTATGTGTCATGAATGTGACAAACCTACAATGAATAAAGATGGATTATGTGATGATTGTAAAAATCCAACAATGAACGTTAAATGGGTTTCTCCGAGAGACCCAGGAGATGAAAATGATACAATGCAATTAGATGAAAAATTAGTATATGAAGATCAATTTAAAGGGAAAAGTAAAAATCCTTTATTTATGTGGTTAAAGAAGAATGGGTAAATCAGCAGTAGCTCAAGATAAAAGACCAGCTATGGCATTTGATAAAAGAAAAGAAGTAAGAATTATAATTAACGCTCTTGAAACTTATAGAAATGAATATGCTGTCGAAAGCATAGATTACACAGTTGATATTGAAGAACTTGTAAAGGAATTTGAAAAAGTATATAAGTTGTTTGATAAAAACTGAAAATAAAACGGAAGCAGTTGCTTCTAAAGGAGTAACAAATGCCAATAACAAAAAAACAGTGGTTAGATCAAACTATAATGTTTGATGAATGGGGAAGACCGCCCTCACTAGCAGATGTTCCATTAACATATGGTCCTCGTAAAAAGGCTTTTAAGTTAAAAGGATATTCTACAAAGGAAATTAATACAATTTGGGAGGAAACCAAAAATGGGAAAAATGAAAATAATATCTAAATTATGTGAAGAGGAAGATAGAAATGGCTTAATTCAATTATTAAATAAAACAGATTTAAAAAATAAAGTTTGGGGATTGACTAATAAAACAATAGAAGAAGTTGCTGATGGTTTTATTGATGCTCACAAGAAAATGAGAGATAGAAAAAATGATCCAGCTTATAGAAAGTTAAATGAAATACATGACAAGTACAAAAAATGACAAGTTATACTGAAACAATATTAGAATTAGAATCATTTTTAGATAGATACCAAAAAGCACTTGAAGAAATAGCATCATCAAGTAATCAAGCAAATCCTATTAAACTAAAAGAGATAGCTAGGGTAGCTCTTGACGGAGAACCCACTACTGCTGATAAGTTTAATGAAATACAAGATTATGGACCTCCTTATTCTATGGCTAACCCAACTGGTGAACCTATTAAAGATAGTCCTTTAGGGGCTGGTTTTGCTCATAAAGATATAAAGAATAAAAAATGATATGTCCTTGCTGTGGATACACATCTGATACAAAATATAATCCAAGCAAGAAAATAAGAGAATTAAGGGGAAGGAGATCAAAGCATACTAAAGGATTAATAAGAAGGGTTGTTAACCTCATACAGACTAACATACTAAGTGATAATGAATTAATAAGAGAATACTATTTTTGGCAGTCAATATCAAAAGTGCCAGATGATGTAGTGAATTGGTCTATAGAAAGATATTTAGAAAGCAAAAAACCATTATTTGATGGTAAAGGTTTTAAATATTTGACTAAGATAATATTGAATCATCAAAAAGATAGAGGCACTATAAGTAAAAATGAACGTCTACGGCATGGTAAACCACCAGCTGTAGTAAAAACAAAGGAGTATTGATGTTAGAATCAACACTATTTCCAATAAAAGAAGTGCCTGTTATGTATGATGTAGTAAGAACATCTACTGGTAAGATACATGATGTTAAAACAGGTTATAAACTAATAGTAAGAGAAGATAATGATAAAGTGCTTAGCTGTATGACAGATGAATATCAAGTAGTGACAAATAAGGAATTAGTAGATACAG